GTAACTGCACAACGGTCGCGCTGTTGAGTAGCGGTGTACTCATGCTTATAACCCTCGATCATAGCCAGCCGCCACTGCGTCACCTCATCTTGTTTTTTGTCCCGGCCGCAATATGACCAATCCGTGCCCCACGTCCCGATGTGGGAGTGGGCGACTGAGCGGCAATGCGGTTCCATTGGGCAAGTCGCTGAGACCACGACACACTCAGACCGCTCGGCAGTGTCACCCGATCCGGTTGACTGGCGAATTGTGCCGCCAGTCCCGCCGCCAGGTTGCGCAGTGCTGCCTGTTCATTATTGCTGTGCAATGCAAGCGAGGCTGCATAGTCCTCATCCTGAAGCATTCCCGGATCTACGGTATCGCCCAGGGCAAAGCGCAGTCGGTCCTTTGCAGTTGTTCGGGACTGGTCATAGCTGAATGCCATTGCCGCTCCTAGGTCAACACCGGCTCGGTTGTCGGAATAGTATCAGTGAACGATCCCACGGTCAGGCATGCCGACGCCGCCTTGCGATGCAAGCGCGGAAAGCCGCGCGCCACACCCCAGTAGGTCACGTTCGGCGGGTTCAGGTCCGGACTGGCCGTCGTGTAGGCAATCGGGCCACGCTGCCGCCCTCCAAGATCGCCCGTCGTGGTCTGTGCCAGGCTTGCGACGACACTTTCTGTCACGATGCCGTTGGCAAAGTCGGCTACCGCTGGATCGTCATCATCGTTCGTGCTACTCAAGATGACGTTCGTAATCGGCAAAAACGGAGCATTTGCCACCGCCCCGGCGGGGGTTTGATACCAGTAGCGTGCGTCGTACAACTCGATTTCCATTGCGAGTAGGCGCGAGGCGAGATCCTGCATCTGGCCCAGCGCGGCGGTGCTTAAATTGGTGAAGCTCAGTCCGGCGGTCAGCAATGCCGTGGCCTTGTCCTGGAACTCGGTTGTGGCGATCATATAGCGGAATGCCTGTGTGCTCATCGTGACGCGGTTGTAGACCACGCCGTAGCGCACCCGGCCAATCAGCACCGCATTGAGGATGTCAGCCACTGGCGTGGCAGTGGCTGCCGTGTCCCAGGCGACATTGGTCGTAATCGTCAGGTCGGACGGCCTGCCCCACGAAACGTTCGTCAGCGTGATGCCTAATCGGTCATAGCTCAGACTGCCGACGTGCATGGCGATAATCAGCGCCTCCATACGCTGCCGCAGGCCCAGCAGCACAGCATCCAGCGTGCGGGTTTCCCAGTCCAGGAACATCGCCCGGTCGTCAGTCATCGCCATACTCATCGTCAGAGCCAGTAGCTGGTTCAGCATGTCCTGGTTCATCGCTACGCCGATTTTCAGGTTCGGAACCGCCGTACTCTCCAGGGCGAACCTCCCGGCGTTGTACGTTACCGCCTGGGCATCGTCGGCAATCAAGTCGGCGATGTAGGCGTAGCCGGTGTACGATGCCATAATCTCATTGTCCATCGCCGGAACCACCGGCGTGCGGTTGAGGAACAGCAGATCATCCGGCAGCAGGCGCACATCCTGGAGTTGCTGCATGATTGCATTGACACGCGCGGCGCGCAGCATCTGAAGTGATGGTGTCATGGTGGTCTCCTAGCCCGCGTAGCGGATGCGCGGGAATGCCGCTTCAAATGCCGTCCATGATGGCTCGGTACCGGCCCCCAGTGGCACGATGTTATCGCCGCCGACCCGCAGTTGGTCCTTCCAGACGGTGCCGCCGTCAAACACGTCGGGATGTGCCGATGGCGCGGCAATCAGACCGCCCCCCGGCGTTTCCAGCAGGCTTTCGTTCAGGATGTAGGCATACCCCCGGCGGAGGAATTGCCGACCGTCGGTAGCGGCGCTGTCATACGGTCCGTACCCACCGACAGCCGCACCTTCCGTGACCGTTGCAACGGCGGCGGTTCCGGCCCCGCCGGTCAGATTGGTTGCATCGGTCGTGACCGCAGCGACATTCCCTGCCCCCAGCGGGTAGGTCAGGGTGTAGACGCCGGTATCCTCCGTCACCGCCACCCCGGCGTACGCTCCGCCCAGTCCGCGAATGGCCGCCTGTGCATCCGCCGCGCTAACGTTGTATGCCAGCGCCGCTGTTGTCGTGCCATTGGCGGTGACGGTGAATGTCCCGCCGGTCGCATCAATGGTGATTGTCTCGACGTTTTGAATACCTTTGGCACACAGGACAGCACCAAAAGGGATGCCCTTCTTGCCGATTTCGATAACCGTGCCGTCGGCCAGGGTCAGATTGGCCCCGCTCACCGCGTTGACCGTGGTCCAGTCAATGGTTATCCCGCCCACGGCCCAGTCCACGCCCTGGTGGTGCGCCAGCACCTGGATCGGACGTCCCGTCTCCGCCAGTACCTGCCGTCCATAGGTTGCCATCAGCGCACCTTCTTCCCGTTCTGGCGCTCGGCATAGCGCCGGGCGTGGTCGGCAGCCTCGTTAACATCGGCGTTTGCATCCGCCGGGGCGGGGGTCTGTACCGGATTGGTCTGCACCGTAAGCGTGCCGGTGCCGGTGCCCTCGACAGGGACACGCTCCTGGGTCAGCGCATGACCGGGGCGGGCGTGGACCGCCGCACGCAGCAACTCGACGCGGCTTTGCCCATCGCGCGGATGATCCGCATCGTCTCCGGCACAAACCCGATACAGCGCGATCAGGCTATCCCGTTCGCCGGGGAATGCCTTGTTCCCGTGTATCGCCTGCTCCACAAACGCAACGGCCTCGCTGTCGATGCGCTGTCGGCGCTCGGTTGCCAGTTGTTGGCGGAGTGCCACCAGCTCTGCCTCGGCCTGCGCCTGCTGTTCTGCGGCAGTGGCGTTCTGCGCCGCCGCAATAGGTTCTGTTCCCATCGGAACCTCCTGGATAAAAAAGTACGGGCGCGGCGTCAGCGCTGCCAGCACCCCCTCATAACTACCAATCGCGTCGGCCATGCCCGCATCGACCGCGTGCCGTCCGACCAATACGCCCCCCTGCCCGAACCGCCCCATGACCGTCTCAACGTCCACGCCCCGGTTACGGGCAACGCGGTCGATGAACACATCGGCCAGCGCGTCTAAGCGCGTCTGAATTTCGTCTCGCCCCTCATCGCTGCCAGGGTCCACATGTTTACGTGGCGACTGGCTGCTCCTGAATACAATGTCGCGACTACCGGTCCTGGCCGGGTCTCGCACGGCCATGAGCACGCCGATACTTCCCAGCATCGCCGTGTCGTCAACGACCACCCGCTCCGCCGCCGCCGCCAGCCAGTAGGCAGCACTGGCCCCCAGGTGGCCGACATAGGCTGTTATCGGTTTGCGATTGCGCGCGGCGTAGATCATCTCTGCCGTTTCGTTAATGCCGTTGATCTCGCCGCCGGGACTGTCGATATCCAGGACAATGCCGGATATGGCCGGGTCGGTCAGGGCCGCATCAATATCCCGTGCCAGGACATCTATCGTTGCACCACCAGAGTAGCGCGTAAAAATGTTCGCATAGCGGAAAATCGGCCCCTGGATCGGAATGGTTGCGACGCCGTCGCGCACGGTGACGGACCGGCTATTTTCCAGGCGCGTGCCCAGGCGACGCTCTACCGCCTCCAGTGGGTCGTTCTCACGCAGGGCAATAGCGCAGAACAAATCAAGGTAGTCCGGGGTCATCGCCCAATCGAGCGACGTAATCAGGTTGAACGTCCGTTCGGCGGGCCGGTCACTCATTGTGCATCCTCGTCTTCGTCGGGTACATCCTCCACCGGCACGGGCTGTACCTCCGCGTCCGTGGCCATGCGTGGCGGTAAATTGAGTAACTCATCAATCGCCGGGAATTGCGACGGGTCGAGATAGTCCGTGCGGGCCAGCGCCGCCAGCGCTGTCCACATCCCGGTGACATCCTGGGTTTCGGCATTGGCAAGCGTTGCATACGGGGTCAGTTGCCGCATCCCGTCGCCACGATTGGCAATGACTATCTGCTGTAAGACATCACGGCGAAACATGCGGGCAATGCCGCGCTTCGTCTGTCGAACGAGCGTCGCCAGGATCGACGCATGCACATCGCCCTGGGCCCGCGTGCCGTAGGTCGCCTCCTCCGTCGCCAGCGTCTGGTAGAGGATAGCCTTCGTGATCTGCTTGTCGAACAACTCGAATGCATGCAGAAACGGCGTGCCGTCGCCACTGCTCCCAAGGCTATCCAGCGTTGCCCCAGAGGGCAGCGCCAGTGCGGTCCCGTTGCGGAATTGGAGCAGGCGGGTCAACAGCGCCTCTTCCGGCGTCTGATATTCGCCGGTCGGATTACCGGCGGTATCGTAGACCGGCTCATCTGCTGCGTTCGGCGCGGTTGTGCCGACCAGCGATGGCGATGCGAATTGCGACAAATATTTCAGGTATTCTGGCCATGCCTGCATCTTCAGCCACCAGGCGTTATACGCCGGGCGCAGCAGCGATGTCCCGCGTGGGTCATTATTTGTTGGGCGAACGCTAAGGATAGCGAACTTGCTGCGCGGGATAATATGCGCCCGCTGTTCGTCATTCAGGAGCTGCCCACGCAGGAGCTGCTGCCCCGGTTCATTTCCGATAAGGCCAACGACATTGCCGAAGGTATCCGTGACAAATGCAATGTTCGCGCGCGGCTTGACATTCAGCCGCCGCAGCACCAGTTCCGTGCGGCCCGTGTATGAGGTATCGTAGGCGTAGACCTCTTCCGCCACTCGATTGCCCAATGCCAGTGCGGAAAGCATATCCCAGAGCACATCGTCAAGCGGGGTCTCCAGGTCGTCGAGCTGCTGCTCGACCAGGCCGAGCAGCTCAATCGCCTGGTCGTAGCCGTCGGCGTCGGCGCTATCAACCGCTGGCCGGATACTCAGGCCGTCCTCCAGGATGCCCGTACGCAACACATCAATACATGCCCCAGCCTGAGGATCGCGCAACATGCGTTCATAGATGTCGTCGCCCAGTTCCGCCGTCAAATCGTCTATCGGGAGCGGCAGCGCGGTCAGGCGCTCGCGATAGGACGCATACCAGGAGACCACCCCGCCTGCCACATACTCGCGGGTGGGATCAACGGCGCGCATCGGTTGTGGGGCGGCAGTAGTCATGGCAATAAAAAACGGCACAGACCTCAATGGGTCTGTGCCGGTGGCTCAATAAAGCGGTGGGCAGTTTATGTCGTTATTGTACGCTGTTCGGCGCTGCTTTGTCAACGGACTTCGTCGGGTGCGTCGTTTCAAGGGCAACAAGGGCACTCTTACAGCGCCGATGCACCTCCGAGCCACGCGGTGCGTCGTTGACAATGTCGCGCAATGCCTGGATTGCAACCGCCTTCGTGTTGGTCATGTTGGGATTATCTGACACGGTAGCCCTCCACCTGGGGACGCTGCCCCCCGGCCACTGCACGGGCAGGGCGAACAAACAGATAGTCCGGCGCACAGGCCAGCGCACAGCCGTCGCCGTCGTCGGGACTATGCCCCTTGTGTCGTTTGCGGAATACGTCTTTGGGTTCCAACCGTTTGACATCGCGCCCGCCGACCTTGACCCACTCGTAGGTGCGCTCGCACAGATCGATCTCCAGCCCATCGGGCGGACGATCCAGGCGGAGCACCTTGAGCGCCTCGGCGGTATGCCAGTAGCATTCGGTGCCCAGGTCGGCAAAGGTTTTCGGGTCATGCGGCACGCTATTGTTGTTTATCTCCAGCACCTGGAAATCGGCAAAGGCCTGGCGCAGCTCCAGATCCCGCCGCAGCTGGTCGACGACCCCGCCGCCAAATCCGCCGCCGCCGTCGATACGGATATGCAGCGAGGTCACCCCCTGCGCGGCCAGCGGCAACGCCGCCTGCACGATGGTGCGTGCGTAGATCGTCGTGTCCTGCTGGCTGAACCGCGCTGCGCGCCAGACCCGGCTGGCGTGCCGGATATAGAGTGTGCCGCTATCGCCACCCCAGCGCGCCACGTCGACGCCCATCCGCGCCTGCTGTGGCTGCTCGCCGGAGGGAACGCGATGCCGGGCCGCCTCGTAGCGACCAGGTGGGCAAAACACGTTGTCGGCGAAGGTCGCTGGCGCAATGCCCAGCACACGGAAGAGAAACTCGGCATCGGGCGCATAGATCACGCCCGGCCGCCAGGGCAGTTCAAAGGTATAGGCGTCGGGATCGTGGGCGGCGACGACCTCGCAATGCCGGGTGTCGCCGTCGTCAATCATCGTTTCAACATAGGCCCGCTCCACCGCGCCGGGAATCAGCACCGTGCCCGAGCGCACATTCGGGTGATGCACACAGGAAAGGCGGAAGTTCGCAACGTTCGTACCGCTGGCGAGTTTGTGAAAGCGTGAGGTACGGGTGCGCGGGTTGGCCAGCATCACCACAATAGCAATCCCGCCCGAGGCCATGCTTTTGATGGCCTGAAAGACAAACTCGGCCACGCCTTCGGCCTCGTCGATGACAAACAGCAAGTAGGCTTCGTGCTGGCCCTGCACCCGCTCCGAGCCCTGGCCGTGGGCGTTGTTCGTGGCCCGACCTTTCACAAAATGATTGCCGCGGCCGGGGTCTTTGATCTCGGGCGTATCGAGCACGCGCCCGGGCAGGCCGCGCCCGCGCCGCTGGCTGCGGATCTCCTTGAAGAGCAAATCGTTGATCTGCTCGTGACTGGGCGCGAAGGCGTAGGTGACACTCGGCGCAAAGCAGTCGAAGAAGTGCGAGACGATGCCGGCAGCCAGGCATGTTTTGCCGACGCCATGGCCAGCT